GTCTCCGATCAGCCGTTGCCGATATTGGTGATGACGCCGGAGGAGAAGGGGGCGTAGTGCTGCAGCACCCCATCGAAATAGACGCCGTAATCGTAGCGCCGCTGGGTCAGCGGCCATTCGATCTGGTAATAGTCGCGCCGCAACAGCATCCGCTTGATCGACGCGATGCCCGAGAGCTTGTAGGGCAGCGAGTCGGTGTCGAACATGATGGTGCCCGCCGGCATATTGGGGTGCTGCTCGATGGGGATCGAGGTCGCCCCGGCCATGCCGAATTTGTTGAGGTAGCTGGTGACCAGGTCGCCGCCGGCAATGCGGCCCTGTTCGACGTTGATGGTGAAGCGCTGCGCCGCGTTGGTCTTGCCCGACAGCACCTTGTTGGTGATGTTCATGGCTTCCTGGCTCGACACCATGATGCGGGACGGCGACAGCCGGTAGGTGTCCCAGAACCACTTCAGGGCGGCGTCGATCTCGACGATGCCGCCGGCACCGTCGGCGGTCAGCGGCGTGCCGGTGCCGGCGGGGCCGGTGGGCATCTGATAAAAGTAGCCCGCACCGGTCTTGACCGCCTGGCTCAACAAGCCGTCGAACACCAGGTGGTTGGTGGAATTGTCGCCGGTCCCGAGACTGGCGGCGGTTTGAGTGCCGGTGGCGGCGGCGGTGATCACCACCGAATTGATGGTGGTCAGCGCCCCCAGCACCTCGGACCCCGCCGCGCCCCAGAACCAGGCATAGCCGGCGGCGCCGCTGACCGGCGACGGCAGGCTGGCGGTGATCTTGTGGGTGGCGTTGCCGTCATTGGCGGTGGTGATGGTGGCGTTGACCGATTTGCGCGCTGCGCCGCCACCATAGGTGTCGGAGGAACCGCCGGCATTGATGCGGGTGACCAGGGCGCGGATGCCGCCGCCCACCGAACCGGTCATGAATCCGTCCAGGGTCAGCGCCACCGCGATGACGGAAAAGGCGGTGTTGGCTGCCAGCGAGCCGGTGGTGCCGACATCGGCCAGGGTCGGCGTCGGCGTGGTGCCGAGCGCCAGACTGGTATTGCCGCCCAGCAGCAGCGCCTCCTCCCCCAGCATCACGGAATCGAGCAACCCCAGGGCGGCGGTGGCCTTGAGGTCCTGGAAGCCCTCGGCGGCATAATCGGCCTCGAAGGTGACGTTGTCTTCCAGGCCGACACCACGGAAGGCGGCGAAGTACTCGGCGACGGTGGTGGAGATGATGCCGCCGCGATTGCCTTCCGACACGCCGATGCTGAGGGCCTGGGTGTTGATGCCGGTGATGGCCTTCCAGTTGGCCTGGATGCCCCGGCCGCCAACGATGCGGGGAATACGGTTGCGCAAGGGGGTCAGGACCGGGATCAGACGCTTGGCCGGCGCCTCCAGGTCATAGAACGTCAAACCGGTGGTGGCGCTACCCGACTGGGTGAAGGACTTGTTCAAGGTATCGTCGGTGATCGCTTTGCCCTGAGCTTCCTTGGTCAGCGTCAGGGTATCCTGGGTGATGTTGTCGGCCATCTCGGCTGATCTCCTCGGGGGTGTCGCGTAAACGGGTGATTTAAGGGGAATTGAAGCCCCGGCTCGGGCGGGCATGCGCCATCTTCATCAGCGCCACCGCCTGCTCCTCGGGCGGCAGGGTGTCGATCTTGGCCAGGACATCGGCTTTGGTCTGGCCGTCCTCGGCCAGATCCTCACCCTTGGCCAGGGTGCGCAGCACCGGACCACCGGGAGCCGGTTTGGCTTCCAGCGCCGCGACGCGCTTTTTCAACTCGTCGCGTTCGCCGGACAGCTTCGCCAGATCGTCGCGGGCCGTGATCAGGTCGCCCTCCATCTTGGCGAGATCGTCGCCGATCTTATTGATCCCAAAGCCGGCGGCCTTTTCGGCCCCGGTCTTATTGTCCCCAGCATCGCCGGCGCAACTGGCGCCCATGCCGACGGCGTGATCGTGGATGGCCTGGAGCTTGTCCTGGTCGGCCTTGCTGTTGCGGGCGCCGCGCTTGACCAGGTCATCATCGCCACCGGCCGCCAGGGCGAGATCGGCGGCGGAAGCGGGCAGCTTGGCCACCAGGGCGGACAGACCGGCGAGAGCCTCGGCGGCCTCTTCCTGAGCCATGTCGGTGAGGATCGAAACCCCGGTGGCCAGCCAATCGCGCAGCCGCGCCGGGATCTGGGAGCCATCCTGCTCGATGCCGGCTTCCGCCGCCGTGTTTTGCGCCAGATAGGACAGCGAGCCGATCAGATCGGTCATGCGCGAGACGTCGTAAAGGCTCTTCTTCAGATCGTCGCCGCAGGCCGGCTGGAACGGCCGCTCCTCAGTCACGCCATCGGCTTTCAACACGGTGAAGGTGGCGGTGGGGATGCAGGGCGAATCCACCAGCGACATCTCGCTGGGGCGGCAGGTGTAACGGGTATGGCTGCCATCCTTCCAGCGCCGCATGTATTTGCCGCCGGGGGAAAAGCCGGTATAGACGCCCTTCTCCACCTTGTCCCATTCGGCGTCGTCGACCACCTCGGCCTCGAACGACATCCGCTTGGCGACGTCGTCGAAGGCGATCCCCACCAGCATGCCGGCGGCGACCTTGTTGTGCATGGCGCGGAGATTGCCGAAGTTCTTGCCGCCCGACGCCTTCTGCAGATCGCTCGACCAGGCCTCGAACAGCGGCTTGCTGGTGGTGTAGTCGAAAATCTCGCCGGTCTTGTCCGGGGTCTCGTCGATAAAGCCGGAGATGATCCGGCTGACCGAATTGACCTTTTCAAGCGTGATCAGCATAGGGCTCGCCTTTGCGTCGGGGATGACGAGAGGCAGCCTAGGGACGAATGGCGATGGGATCAGGCGGACATATGTCCGCCTGGATGCCGGCCGAGGGAGGTGAGGTTGGGATGGGGGGAGCATGCACCGGGTTCCCCGCCCGCGCAAGACCCCTGCCAACCGCGCCAGGGGCGTTCAAATCCGCGTTTAATAAACTCCGGGCCACGGCAGTCCCGAAACCAGCCCGACCCGCTTCCTGTGCCGCCGCAGCGGTTTTCCCAGATGGCGGTTGATTCTTTGTCCCTTTCGGCCCAGGATGAGGTTGTTCGCGTGGTGGGAAAATGCAGGGCTTGATCCTGTGGTCTGGTGAAGACCCCTCGTCTCACGCGCCGCCGGAAGGCGGTTAAGTAGCCGGGTAACCGGTGAAGTAGATGCCAGGAGTGAGGTTCTGGCTGCGAACGATAGCCCCGCTTCGGCGGGGCTTTTCATTTCGCCCGGATAATTATGCCTTTGTCTAACCGGTCCTTGACCTTCTCGGGGCTGACGACGAATCCGGACCGCGCCCGGTAGACTCCCGTCTTGTCGAGATCCAGGCTGACCGGAATTGCCGCCATGGCACCCTTGCCGCCGGGCACCGGGTAATAGAGGGCGGCATTCAATCCGTCCGCTCCCAGCTTCGGCTGCCCGGCCTGATCGATCATGCTCTTGCGGGCGACATAGCGCCCGGCCAGGGCGTTGACGTCGGCCGTCGCCGTCTTCTGCCAATTCCATAGCGACGACGGCGCGATATGCCCCCGCGTCTCGCGGATCCAGGCCGGAACCGCCAAGAAATAGCGCTTGCCGGCATGGATGCTGTCCGCCTCGAACTCGCCGTCTCCCCTGTCCCGCACAGTGTTGTACAGGTCCGTGAAGCGCAGCCGGCCGGCGGTGCCGTCGGCGAGTCCGGAGTGGATCAGGAACAGCTTGTACAGGTTGACGATTGCCGCCTTGGCGTCGCGCCGCTTGCCGCCGTCGCCCGCCAACATGGCTGTGGTCACCGGGGCTGCGGTCTGCCGCGCCGCCGCCGCGATGGCGTCCGCCGACACCATCGGCGTCGTGAGTTCCAGGCTGGCCGCCTGCTGCGCCAGGGCGGCGAAGCGCTGGGCTTTGCGGGAGTCGATCAGCGCCTGCTGGACATCCTGGGGAAGAGACTGGCGGGAGTAGATCCAGGCATGGCTCCGCCCGTCCTTTCGCCCAACCCAGCCGCCGCGCTTCGCCCTGCTATTGACAGCAGGAACGCCGATACCCAGAGCAGCGGCGATCACCTCTGCACTGACCTCACCCATGACGCGCCTCCCGCCGGAACAGCGGCAAGCTGGCGACAATACGGCGCTGTTCGCCCCTAGCGTATTGAATGAACAGCCGCAGCCGGTCCAGCCGTGCCTTCTGGATCTCCCAACCCTCGGCCACGGTGCAGCCGGCCGCTTCGGCCAAGCCCTGCAGCAGGATGGAATTGCCCAGGGCGGTGCAGAATGCCGGAACCAAGTCGGCGGGGAAGTGATGGGGGCGACTGGCGCCGGTCCAACTGTCGATCATCGCCTTGGTGATCGTCCGGCCCGCCGGAACGCTGACCGCGCTGGCCAGGGCCTCGCGGTCGGCGAACGGGCCGGCCTTGATGGCGGTGTTGAGCAAGTCCCGCATGCGTTGGGAAAAGTCGCCGGGTTGGCTGGATGCGGGAACGGGAGCAGGGATCAGTTCGGCGCCGGGCAGATCCAGCAGGGCCAGGAAATCGGCCTGCCTCGGATCAGCCGACCGCCGGCCCTTATGGGCTCTCTGGGTCATGCGGACCTCCGGATTATTATCGTTGAGATCCCCCAAAAAGAGGCCGGGCGGGCACTGTGCACGGCCGTGCCCGGCCTGAGTCTTGGGAGGCGCGCCGATGCCCTCGGCGCCAGGGATGGTGTGGCCGGAAGCCCCCGCCGCGATGGCGGAGACTCCCGGCTGATTTTCCCTTATGGTTGCGGTTGTCCAGACACACTGACCATGGAGGGAAATCGAAATGGAAAAGAAGCCCGCCACCTTTGCCATCGCTCCGTCAGACGATGGGAAGACGGCCAAGTTTTCCTTTGGTGCGGCCGAGGGGCCGCACATAGCCGTCATGCTTGAGGCGGAGAACCTTGAGGGCATCATTTCCGCCCTCGTCCGAGCACGCGCCGACATGCATCCAGAAGTGCGCAGAAGCGCCGACGGGCCGATGCTGGTAATCCCCGACCCGATCTATCGAACTCAAGTTGATACCCGGTCAGAAAACATGTCGCTTGCCCTTCGCCATCCCGGCCTTGGCTGGATCGATTACCAGCTTCCCCTTGAGGAAGTGGCAAACCTTGTTCGCATATGGTCCACGGCACTTGCATCGTTACAGAAAACGAGCGGAGGACAGGTGCATTGATGGCGCTGGTCTTCGCGGATTTACAGCCGCCACCCCCGCCACCCTCCTCGCTCGTCGTGAAGTCTCCATAGGTGACGAGGTTGGGAGTGGTGCGGGACGATCCATAGGCGGGGATCAGCAGGGATTTG